TGACAGGCACTAACTACACGGCTGGCGGTGCTACGGTGACATTTGGTACAGCGCCAAGCTCTACCAGCACGACAGCATTTGTGACTCCAAGTGCATCGATTAGTTTCTCTAATGTGACCCTATCAACTGCCTTTGATGCGGTCTTGATCTACAACTCAAGCCAGTCTAATAAGGCGGTCAGCGTCCACACCTTCGGTTCACAGACCGTAACGGCTGGAACATTTACCTTAACCATGCCGACAAATGATTCAAGCACAGGCTTGATCAGACTCGCTTAATAAAGGGGCAGCGCAATGGCTGCTTACGGCTCTGGCTACTACGGCAAGGGTGTCTATGGCATCGGTAATGTCGTCATTAGTGGCAATTCGTCAACTCTTGGTATTGGCACGCTTGGCGTAAACATATCCGAGCAAGAAGACGGAAATGTCGCCACAGGTAATGTTGGAACTGTTGGCATTACCAGAACTGTTGCGATAACAGGCAACTCGTCAACCTTATCGGTTGGCACTCTCACACCAAACACACTAGAAACCGTTACAGGTAACGCTTCAACCTTGTCGGTTGGAACTGTCACGCCATCAAGGTCTATTGAGGTCTCTGGTAATGCTTCAACCTTGTCTGCTGGCTCTGTGCTGGCTGCAATATCTGCTGCCATTACAGGTAACTCGTCTTCTGGTGCTGTCGGCACGATGTTGGCAGAGACCATCTCCTTTGTTGAGATAAGTGGCGTTAGCGGAACTGGCTCGGTTGGTAGCGTTACAAATGCAGTATCTATTGCGATAATTGGGGTTGAGGCATCTGGATCAGTCGGCACAATGATTGGCTTTGGCTGGAGTGCAGTACCAGACACGCCAGAGACTTGGATAGCACAATCAGACACATCAGAGGACTGGACACCAGTCACAGATACATCCGAGAGCTGGAGTCCAGTCTCAGACACATCTGAAGACTGGTCAGAAATATCAGACAATTCAGAAACATGGACGCAAGTCCCAGCATGAAGGTGAAATATGGCAGATTCAACTACATCCAACCTATTACTTACCAAACCAGAGGTAGGCGCGAGTACTGACTCGTGGGGGACAAAGATCAATACCGATCTCGATAGTATTGATGCGCTCTTTGCAGCAGCAGGTACTGGAACATCGGTAGGTCTTAATGTTGGTAGCGGTAAGACGCTAACTGTGGCTGGGACGCTAACGGCTAGTGGCACTTCATCATTTACCAATGGCACAACCATCCAAGGTCTAACAGTAGGTAAAGGCGGTGGCTCTGTATCTACTAACACGGCTGTGGGTGCTAGTGCTTTGGCGGCTAATACGAGTGGCGCTCAAAATATTGCTATTGGCTATCAAACATTGTATTTGAATCAAACAGGTATTTACAACAATGCCGTTGGTCTGCAAAGTTTGTATTCCAATGTGTCTGGCAACTACAACAATGCTTTTGGCTATAGCGCTCTTGGGAACACCACAGGGTCAAATAACGTAGGTATTGGGCATCAAGCCCTTGCAAGCAACACCACAGCCTCTAACAACACAGCAGTAGGTTATCAGGCACTTAATGCCAACACCACAGGCGTTGAAAATACTGCTGTAGGTTATCAGGCGTTAGTAGCCAATACTACGGCTTCTTATAACACCGCAGTTGGTAGAAACTCTCTTGTTGCCTGCACAACAGGAACACACAACACAGTCATTGGTCACAACTCAGGCGACACAATTACTACTGGTACAAAGAACACTATTCTTGGTCGCTACAACGGCAACCAAGGTGGCTTAGACATTCGCACATCATCAAACCGAATTGTGCTGTCTGATGGGGATGGGAATCCTAGGGTATATACAGATAGTAATGGTAGATGGATTTTTGCTACAAACTATGCTGGAGAATTGATTACTGTTGCTAACCCAAACGCTTCCACACCATACGGAATATATAATGGTTTTAGTGGTGCTGCCCCAAACAACACAAGCCAATGGTTTCACCTTTCAGAAGATACAGGTGGTCTGCGTTTTGTTGTTAACTCAAATGGTGGAATCAAAAATTATTCTGCTAATAACACCAATCTTTCAGATGTGAGAGAAAAGACAAACTTTGCTGCATCTAAACCATATCTAGAAACAATCTGTTCTATTCCAGTTAAAACATTTAACTACATTGACCAAAACTTTGAAGAAGATGGCGGTTTAACTCTCGGTGTTATTGCACAAGAAGTCCAAGCTGTTGCGCCTGAGTTGATAATGGAAAGTAATTGGGGGACAGAAGAAGAACCAAAGATGCGTTTGTCTATTTATCAGACAGATTTACAGTATGCGCTAATGAAGTCCATCCAAGAACTAAAAGCAATCGTTGACGCACAAGCCGCAGAGATTGCGGAACTCAAAGCAAGATAAGGAGAAAACCATGTCAGAAATTACCATCACCCCTGAAGAAATTGCGAAACATTATTCTGCGTGTTTAGATAGTGTGAATTTGATACAGGCTGGACAGCCAGAAGGCATGACAGCAGAAGAGTGGGCAGACTGTCTTGAAAGAAATAAGGCTCACTTGAAAATCATGTTAGCCAAGGACTTTTGGACAACTGAGAACTTGACTCCACTAAGGACAGCCAGCGCATGACCTCAGAGCACACAACTGAAGGCGCTGCTGCGCTAATTACTAAGGCAGCACCTCCAGTCGGAGTATCCCTTGCAAGTGTTGCTGGCTTTCAAGTCAGCGAGGTATTGATCTGGGCTACTCTGATCTACACCGTCTTGATGATCTGCCATAAGTGCTACCAAATTTATAAAGACATAAAGAAGTGATGTGTTTGATCCCATCACCATTGGCGCTGCTTTCAAGGCAATGCAACTGGCTTATGACGGGATCACATACTGCTGCGATGCCTTGTCTCAGGGCAAGGTCGCTGTACAGAAGATAAAGAAGGCAACCGATGATGCCCAAGCAATCGCAAAGGAAGTCAAAGGGATATGGGGATTCTTTAGCGGACTATTTGGTGGCTCAAAGCCAGCCGAGTCCAAGCCAGCAGCCACAGAGCATAAGCCTGTGGCGAAAAAGAAAGAAACCTACACAACCCACATTCCTAATGAAGCCGAGATCGTCCAGCAATTCATTAAGCACTTAGGTGCTTTTTTTAGACACCACAAGGAGTTAACCGAGTATGTGGAAATTAAATATGAAGAAGTATTTTCAAGCGTTGATCCAGACCCTGAGACGATTCTGGAACTCTCTGTTTACAAAAACGAACTAGACCAGAGCTATGTCAAGTTGAGTGGAATGATGAGGGGTGCAAATGTGCCTTATCAGCTCGGACCACTCTGGGAGAACTACAACAGCATCTACTCCAAGGTTCAAGTAGAACAGCAAAAACGCAAGGAACAAATTAGAATTAGGAGACAGATAGAGGCTTACAGACAGGAAAGGTTCAGACAAGAAAAGATTGAGCTTGGCATGGGATTGTTTATCACGCTGCTCGTAGTTTCTTGGCTATACGCAGTATGGATAAATTCATTTATCGAAGCATTCTGATCCTTGTGTGTGTAATGCTGACAATTATCTTAATCATCACGCCAGTCTTGATTAGTATGTGGATCAAGATACAAAAAGCCGAGATTAGGTTGGAGAAAAAAGAGAGACAAATAAACCGACAATTAAGGTTAATGGAAAGGCAGAGCAATGAATGACTTACTCAATCTTCTCAAGGGTGTCGCACCCACGCTGGCAATGGCTGTCGCTGGTCCTTTGGGTGCTTCTGCTGTTACCGCTCTGGCTAGTAAGTTTGGCGTGTCTGATAGTGTTGATGCCGTTGCAAAGGCTATTGCTGGCGATCCAAAGGCTGCTGAAAAGATAGCAGAGCTTGAGCTGGAGATGGCGAAGATTGATGCAGCCAATACTGCCGACGCAAGGAAGATGAATTCAGAGATACAGAACTCTGCCACAGCGTCTTGGTTAGCAAAGAACATTGCCTATGTCATAGACACATCAATCATTGCTGGCGCTCTCACCATGACCTTTGTGGTGTTTATTGTTGGCGTACCAGAGCAGAATAAGTCGATGGCTTTCACGGCTTTGGGATCGTTGTGGACTTTGACGGGTACGGTGGTGAACTTCCATCGTGGTAGTTCTGCTGGTAGTAAGGCAAAAACTGAAGAGATGATGAAAGGTGTTAAATGATTGAATTCTTAAAGCAACTAATGCTGGCTAAGGTCAACCGTCCACAGCCAACTGTGGAAGAGGTCGAGGTACAGGTATGGTCTTTCGTCGTCAAGTCGATCACCATCATGGTTCTAGGCATTGCGTTTGGTGTTCTGTATTTGATTGGTTTTGAGAAGCAAGACCCAGAACTAGCACCTATCGACTCTGTATTC